GGGATGGTTTCGTGGCCCAAAGATGACCGAAGCCCTTGAGCGGTACTTCAAGGTACAATCCGGTGAGATTGAATTACCCAAGCAAGTGGAGATGGCATTATAGTGACTACCATAGACTACACCATTGACCCGTAAGGCGTTTTACCTTACAATCTGCTACACTCATGTTGAATGCCGCAGATCCCGAGTTACTCTATGCCTCGAAAGAGCCTGACATTGCGTACCTTGCGCAGACCTTCAAGCAAACGCAGTCCGACCTGGGCGAGTGGTTGGATCGCAGGCAACGAGACTATGACGTAAGGAATTGCCAATGGGCGGGTAAGTCGGATGACTTTAAGAAACATTCCTCACTCAATTCAACAGGTGAGGTATTCCCATGGGAAGGTGCAAGTGATCAAGAGATCCGCCTTGCTGATGAATTGATTGGATGTAGGGTATCGATGGTTATGAATGCGGTTAGGCGTGCGCACATTGTAGCTACCCCGACTGAGAGCAATGACGTTGAGCGTGCTTCCGTAATCAGTAACTTCCTTAGATGGTTGATCAATTCCAAGATGCCCGAATTTTATTCCGAGATCGAACTTGGACTGAATAACTTGTTCGAGAAAGGAATGATGGTGCATTACGCTTGGTACGAACAGCAAGAACTCAAGCAGCAACAAACCATCAAGCTTGAAGAAATTGCTCAGGTTCTGCCCGCCATTGCGGAAGCGATACAGGACGGGTCGATGGATGATGAACTGAGTGAAACCCTCAGGGAACAATTCGGAGTGTCCCGTAGGAAGGGACGTTCCATGCTTCGCGAATTGCGCAAGGATGGAGAGACTACCGTTCCGGTCACTCGCGAAGTTGTGAGCCGCCCGAAGATTCGCGCGCTCGCTCCCGATGAAGACGTGTTTTGGCCTAACTATACGATTGATCCTCAATCCGCGCCATACGTCTTCCATCAAGTGAATATGACCCCCGAGCAGATTCGCTCGAAGATCAATTCCGAAAATTGGGACAAGGACTTTGTCGAACAAGTCGTTGAACTCGCTAATAACGCGCAGACCAATGATAATTTATACAACGTGCGCGAGGAGTCTGAATTCATGCGTGCGGATGATCAGTACGTGAAGATTGTATACTGCTATCAACGCTTGCTTGATGATGATGATATTCCGGGCATATTCTGTACAGTGATGCACCCTGCCCTCAGTGAGGTATATGGCAAGCATCAGCTACTAGACTATGCGCATGGACAGTACCCGTTCATCGTGACCACCTTAGAGAAGACTTCCAAGCGATTGTATTCATCAAGGTCATACCCCGAGTTGATCGAGTCACTCCAACAGGTCTTAAAGGTGGAAACCGACTCCGCAATTGACGCTCAGTCATTAACCACCTTACCCCCCTTGGAGTACCCGATGGGTCGGCAGCCATCGAAGTGGGGGCCGGGGGTCAAAGTCCCTTATCGTACACCTGGGGAAGTCCGGTTTGCCGATACCCCTCGCGGTTCAACCGTGAATGTCGAGCTTCGCAGATACATCAAGGAACAAGCTGACAGATACTTTGGAAGGAACGCGCCTGGTGTCGATCCCATCGAGGCGCAAATGAAGCAACAGGAAATTATCGACAAGGTATTTCAGCACCTCAAGCAAGTCCTCGATCAAGTGTTTAGCCTATATCAACAGTATGGGCCTGACGAAGAATACTTCCGAGTCACGGGCGTGCAAAACATGGAGAAGTTTTCCAAGGGGCGTGCGGGTGAGCGCTTTGACTTTTACATGCAGTTCGATGCCGCTTTGCAAGACCCCGCTCAGATGCTTGAGCGAGTAAAGGCAATTGCCGAGCTAGGTGGAATGCTTGATAAGAATGGCGTGTTGGATACTGAGCAATTGCTCACCATTGCAGTCGGACAAATCCTTCCCGGTGCGGCAGAGAGCGTTATGATACCCAAGGAAACCGCATCACAGAAAGCGGTTGAGGAAGAGCGGCAGACAATTGCAGAGATATATGCAGGCGTACCACCCAATGTTCGCCCAAATGATTCGCATGAGATGAAGCTCCAGGTATTTCAACAGTGGCTCGCGCAACCCGACGTCACGCAAAAGGTTCAACAAGACCCTGCTCTGCAAGAGCGCATACAAAACTATTTACAGCAACGTCAGATGCAGATCACTCAGCGCCAAAATGCTGACATTGGAAGATTGGGTGCAACCCCCACGCAATTTGGCGAAACACCAACCGCAGCATAGGAGGACAATACAATGCCATATGGAAAAGGAACGTACGGATCAAAGGTCGGAAGACCGTCAAAGAAAGCGAAAGCAGTTGCTCGCAAAAAAATGCCTGCGAAAAAGAAAAGAATGCTCAAGAGGAAGTGAGCGTAACTTATCGCAAGGAGCGCTTTAGTGGATACAACAAGCCCAAGCGAACTCCGGGCAAGACTAAGAAGTTTGCAGTGCTTGCAAAACAAGGTGACGAAGTCAGGCTTGTAAGGTTTGGAGATCCCAATATGACGATTAAGAAAAACCAACCCGATCGCAAGAAAAGTTATTGCGCAAGGAGTGGTGGCATTAAGGGAAAGAATAACAAATTAAGCGCTAATTATTGGTCACGGAAAAAGTGGAGTTGTTAATATGCCCCGAAAAACCTACCACGAAATCGATCCCGAAGAGGCAATCCAAGCACTGAGCTTCCTCAAGGACGAACCGAATTTTAAGAAATACATCGAGATGCGCGAGACAATGCGCGAGGAAGTTATTCGTCAACTACAGATCAAGGAGGTGGTGGATTCTACAAATCGCCATTACATGCTCTGTGGGAAACTCGAAGCGATAGACGAGGAACTAGATACCTTTTACAAGCTTTAATCCCTTTCGACATAATGGGGTAATGTCACCCCCCTGCGCGTAAGCCACACTACGCCAGGGGGGTTTTTTGTTGTCGTGTAAGGTGATTTGCCTTACAATTTGCTACACTACGCTACAACAAGCGTTGAATGATATGGAAGAAGTAATTCAAGAGGTCTCCTCGGTATCCTCCAAAAATGCCGTGAATGAAACGCAAAGTGAAGATGGCAATCTTACGATGGCAGAGTATGCGAGCAGTTTGCTCAAGGCTCAGTTAAAGGAGGAAGAATCATCCGAGCAACCCGAGGAGGAATCGGAATCCGCTGAACAAGCTGCGGAAGAAGAGGAGACCGAGGAACAGTCTGCCGAAGAACCGGACGAGGAGGATCAAACCGAGCCGCCCGCAGAACCTTCGGATAATAACGTTCTTTCTAATAAATACAATATCGACCTGGACACCTTGTCCGAGGAGGAAGCGAAGGATCTCGCAAAGGCGCTCAATGCCTCTGCGGTAAAAAGATTCGGAAGGCTTACCGCTCAGAAGAAGGCGTTACTCGCAGAGAATCAAGAGCTACAGGCGCAAGCCCAAGCGAAGGAACAAACTGCAAGTACCGAACAACCTGAGTTCCTCAAGGATAATGCATTGCACAACGTAACCGACGTCAACGGTCTGACCAAGGAAGTCGAGAACCTCACTACGCTCATCGAGTGGACTGAGGAAGGACTCGAAAACGAGGCTGAATACGATGATGACGGTAACGAGTTCTTCGCAAAGGATGGGGACAAGACCTATACGAAAGCCGATCTGCGCAGAATCCGAGCAAACGCTCGCAAGATACTTCGCAAGGACGCTCCTGCGAGACAGAAATGGATTGCAGAACGTACGGAGTCTGACCAACACGCGATCAAGACCTTTTCTTTTCTCAGCGATGGGGAGAGCGAGGAGTACAAGTTGTTCATGCAGACCAAGGATAATCCGCTTTACAAACCTTTGGTCGAGCATCTGCCTAATGGGAATTTCACCCTCGCGTTGATGATCGAAGGAATGAAAGCGATCCAAGCGCGCCAGGTCGATTCGAGCAAACCGAAACCCAAGCCTAAAGCTCCCGTGGCATCTGCCGGGGCGGGTGCTGTTAAGCCAAGGACGGAAAGCTCATCAAGAAAGAAGGCTCTGCAAGCGGCTCGGACTAAGTTCGACAAGTCAGGCAACATGGCAGACTATCAAAATTACATCAAACTGCGGGACACCGCATAATTTAAACATTAAGGAGGAATAGCCAAATGGCTCAATCAACTACGTATAATACCGCAGGGAATAGAGAAAACTTGACGGACGCAATATCAATTCTCGAACCCGAGAACACACCATTCATCAGCATGATGAAGAAGGGAAAAGCAACAGGCACGTTTGTAGAAGTGCAGGTCGACCGCCTTCAAACCGCAGCTTTCGATGGAGTCCAGGAGGGCGAAGATGTTGGGAACTTCACCAATCAAGCCGCAGACCGCGCTCGTATAGGAAACTATGTGCAAAAGTTCCGTCAGTCTTGGAAGGTCAGCGATTTGCAAGAGCTTGTGGATACAGCCGGTGTCGCAAGCGAAAGGGCATCTTCCGAAGGAAAATGCGTAAGGCAAGTTAAGAGAGATATAGAAGGAGCATTTTGCTCTTCGCAGGATCGTCAGGCCGAAGCCGGAAGTGGCACGCCTTACAAGACTCGCGGGATGCTCAAATGGCTCGGAGTGGGTGGTCAGCCTTCTGACGTACCAAGCTTCGCGAGGAACGTCGCTAACGAC